GGTTGAAGTTCCGGAGCATCGCGAAGTCGTGCTGGAAGTTCATCAGCGGTGAGAGGTCGCCGACGATCACGTTGTCGAGGTCAATGTAGAGCGCAGGAGGCTCGACCACACCGGGCTGGAATAACTCACACTTACTCCACCATCCAGGCCAGCCGCGAACAAGATCGACACTCTCACAATCGACGGGACAATCCGATAGGCAGACGAATCTATGGGGAACCGCAAGGTTTCTGCCCACCCCGCGCTTAAGACGTGACACCCATCCAGCATCGTAGATACCCCCAGATTTAAGAACGCAGTAAACGGTCAGCACGGCGCACCCATCGCGCGCCCCATCCACCCGCTCATCGCGAAGATGCCTTGCGTCTTCCCTTCCCTGCGGAAGTTGATGACGCCGCGCCGCCAGCTCTCCAGCGCGTGCGTATCAACGAAGGACTTGCCACGATCACCGCGCTCCTTCTTGAATGCCGCGACTTCCGGACAGTAGCCTCCGGGATCGAGCGTGATGCCGCAGCCGATCACCTCGTCGAAGCCCATGCCGTGACGCGCCCACAGAAGCGCAGCGAACCCGCTCGACCACGATACCCAGTGGAGCGACGGCCACACGTAGTCGAGATCGGATTCCTTGCCGGCAGTGAACCACAGACCGCGCAGGTGTTGATTCACCTTGCGGCGCGCGTGAATGAAAACGGGACGCCCGACGCGCTCTCGGATCAATGGCGCCTGCTCGAGATGCTGCGTCCACACGTGCTCGATCTCCGGATACAGAACGGCGCCGTATTTCACGCCGAGCAGTGTTGCATCGGGTCGAAGCGCGAGTGCCGCCTCGACATCCGCACGCACAGTCGGCGCATACCCTATGACGAGTGCTGCGCCGCTGTGACGATGCGGGTAAAGCCTCACATCTCAATCACTGTCGATCGTGCCAAGCAACGTCGCGCTCGACACGTCGATGATGCCGCTCGCTACCGAGTTCACGACGAGCAAACCGAACGTCTTTACCGTGTCCGCGGTGCCGACGATGTAGATCAAATCGCCCGCCACCATGAGCCCACGCATGCCGGTGTTGGTCGTCGCGCCGTTGTCGAAGTAGCCGGCGCCATCGACGGTCGCGATGGCGTCGTTCGTCTGATAGGCCCAGATCTGCGGAGTCGAACCCTTCACTCCACCGACAAGGGCAAGGTTGTCTACGTCGAATGCCATGTGACTGTCTCCTTACGCCGGTTCTTCGGTAACGATCTCGGCTACACCGTCCACGTCTATCACCACGGCGTTACCGCTGAAGTCGCTCGACACGAGCCACGAGCGTTTCGTCGGAATCCAGTCGATCGTCGTGCGGATGTCGATGCCGATCGCCATGCCTACGGAATCCTCGTGCCACGCGAAGTTGGTCCGCGAGTTCGTAGACTTTGGAAGGCCGCCCTCTTCGTAGTCGCCCATCCAGTGAAACTGGAAACCGAGGAACGAGTTGACCTCGCCTCGAACCAACGCCTTCACCACCGCGTAGTCACTGGATGTGATCTGCGTGGTATTCAGCAACGACGCCTGCCCGTTGGTGTGCCCGAGGAAGTGACGGCCGCTCGGCGGGACGTTGGCCGCGTCCATCTTCCTCTTCGCCTCGATCAGTTTCGCTAGATTCAGATCCGTATCGGTGCCGCCGATGTCGTTCGAGATTTGATGCGTCGGCGTCGCCGCTACCAGCGCGTTGACGATGAGCTGGTCGTATCTGCGGCCCATCGCGCCACTGATCGCCTTGACCAGTTCAGAGCGGTCCTCGAAGTTGATCTTCGCCTGGTTGAAAATGTCCGAATACTCGCTCGCGTTCCAGTCGAGCATCGAGACTGTCGCGGGCGTGTAGGCGAGGCCCATCGGCACAACGTCGCTCGATGGCGCGGTGCGCGGGCTTGCGACGCCCTTTCCGAGTTTCGGGAATTTGACGGTTTCGGCGCCTGTCGCAGACTTTGTCCGCACTGCGCTGCGCAACATCATCTGCGCTTGGTATGCGTGCTTCACCTCGCTATGGAATAGCGTGACGAAGACGGGGGAGATTGTTGCCATGTAGACCTCCAACCGTAATTACGAAAACTTCCGTTCTCGCTACGGTTGGCCGGTCTGCTTCGCCGGGCCGCTACTTCCCTCTTCTGGTGAGGGCTCGCCTGCGGTTTACCGCGATTTGCGGGCTTGAGGTGCGTCCAAGTTGGCCGCTTTGATGCGCGCGACTCTATTCCGAAAAGTTATAACACGCAAGCGGATGGATCAAGTCGCGCTCCCATTCCCATACCGCTTCTCGAAGAGCCGCTCGACCTTGTCGCGGTAGCCGCCCTCGTTCGTCTTGTATTTCGGATCTCCGATCATCGCGTGCAGCTCGTCGTCGCTCATGCCGATGTCGGTCGGAATCGTGTCCTTCAGCGGCACGCGCCCCTCGTAGGATTCGCGTAGCCGCATGAGCATCCGCATGCCGTTCGCGGTCCCGCCAGCCACCTTGAACTCGTCGAAGTCCTCCTTCGTCCATGCGCCACCAGACACGAGACCGCGCGCCCATCCCACCATCGACTCGATGATCGCGTCGGCCTGCTCGCCCAACTTCGCGCGCTCGGCCTGCATGCTCACCTTCGCCTGCGACTGCTGCGCCTGGCCCATCTCGACGACCTTGGAGGCAAGTTCCTCGAAGGCCGATTGCGAGATACCGTGCTTTCCGGCCCACTCAGTGTAAGTAGAAAGAACCGGGTCATCTGCCGCGACCTTGTCTGCAAACGGCGTGATGTCATACTTGCCACCCTCCGGCGCCTTGTGCTTTCCGTTCTTGAAATTCTTCTCCATCTCGGCGTAGGACTTCGCCATCGCCTCGAGCCGCGGCTCGTGCTTCTCGCTATCCCAGAACTTCTCCGGAATGAACTCGGGACGCTGATTCGCGACCTGCGGCGCCGGCTCCTCTTCGACGAGATGCGAAACCGTCGTCTGATTCGGGTCTGCGTCCTTCGGCGTGTCGGCGACGGGCGTCGCGTTGTCGAGCAATCCGCCCGACTCTTCGGCTACAGCACTTGCGGCTGCTTCGCTCATTTTGGCATCAATCCACGGATGAGGCGTCGGTGAATGTCGCGCACCACGTTGTTCTCGCCCTCGCGCATGAATCCCACTTCCGTTCCGACGCCGGGAACGAACACGGGCTTGTCGAGATAGGTGCGCTTCAGATACGCGAGGAAGCGCATGCCATGCGGCGTGTTGAATACCGCGACGTGCAGCTTGTCGATCACGTCCTGGTCCGATGGCTCGTCGCGATCGGGCGCTTCCGTTTCCAGCGAGTCTATCGAATCCCACCCTTCGATCATCAAATCTCCAACCGTTGCAACTGATCTTCGAGCATAAACGCCAAACGACCCACAGACTCGCTGTAGTTCCGCAGTTCATCGGCGAGTCCGCATAGCACTTCGCGCGGCGGCTTGTCAGTTCCACCCGTTGTCTGCGGATTTGGTCGCGATACCGAGTCTAGTCGCTTCGCGATTTCTTGTGCGACAGCAGTCGCGCGCTCGATTGCACGCGACAATTCGCGCGTTGCCATCACCACTTGCGTTTCCCTGTTCTTCTCTACAGCAGAACCGAGCTTCGCATTGCCTTCATACATAATCGTTCTCTCCAGTTATCATCGTTGCCTCAGTGGCAGACCCGCCTGCAAGTCGGCGCTCTCAGTGCCGTAGACGAGGCGGCGCACGATCTCGTTCTGCACGGCGATGTAGACGATTCCACCGGCATCGTTTTCGTGAACATGCGCGATCAGAGAGAACAGCTCTCCGACACTCAGGTCTGAGAGGCGAATCCCCTTATCCAGCATGTCCCTGACCGTCACGCTGCCACCTTCATCGGTGTCACCGTAGCGTTCGGTGGCGGCGGGCCCTTGCTGGCAGACTCCATCGCGGTCTGCGCCGCCATGCCGATCATCTGCTGCTCATGAAGCTCCTGTAGCTTCGCCGCGCGCGCGTCCTGCGTGCGCCGCACCTGCGCAGGCACGCCCATCGCATCGCCCACGTAGTCGGGTATCACCTCGTCGTCGAGTGCGACCGTGCCCTGGCCGCCCATGAGCGACATGAGTTGCGCGTAGTTCACGATCGACTCCACCTCGTCCATGTTCTGCGCCATCGCGAGCGGGCTCGTGGGAACCGCCTTCACTTCGCGGCCGTCGACCTTCAGCGGGAAGTCGATCACCCCGCGCTCGTTCAGCACCGCGAGCGTCACCTCGTCGATCGGTATCAGCACCTCGTCGATCAGTCGCCCGAACGCAGATCCCATGTTCTGAGCCAACTCCTTCATGCGCTCCACGATCTCGGTCGCCGAGCGCGCGCTCATGTTGTCAGGCGGCAGCGATTCGTCGAGCAGGATGCGCTTGATCTCCATCACCATGTCGTTGATGATGAACTGGCTAAGGTTCAGGTCGCCCGCCGGCGGCAGAGGCGCGAGCGACGGACCACGCGGCCCCGCGTTCGCCGCGACCCCGATGATGGTTCCCACCGTCATGTCGAGGTTGTTCGTGTTCAGCACGCCATCATCTACCGCGGTGTAGATGCCGATCACATCGCGCGCCGCCTTGCGCAGCAGCAACTCCTTCACCTTATTCAGCGTGCGAATCGCCGGCAGCGCGGAGATCACCGGGCCGCGCCCGAGGATCTCGCCCGCTAGCTTGCTGTAGCGAGCAGTCACCCAGTTGGAATACCTCTGACTGCGCCAGAAAATTTCCTCGCCTTCGGTGCGCTCGGTCGCCTGCTTCGTGGTGATCTGGTAGTGATAGCGCCCCGTCTCGAGATCGCGAATCGTGGATTCAAGCAGATCGACTTCATCCGTTGGCTTGTCCTCGATCTTGCGCTTCATCTCGTCGGTGAGCTTCGCGCCCTTCCACAACTTCGTGATGAGCTCGCCGCGCACTTTCATCGTGCGATAGTGGTTGCACGGGCGCCCGTATTCGTCTTCCTCGAAACGCACGATGGCGGGAGAGACCGCGGTGTAGTTCACCGGGCTCGCGTAGTCGCCGGCCTGGATGCACATGTGCGCGGTGCCAACACCGAGGTCATGCAGGAACTCGCCCATGGCGATGTCGAAGTTCGACGCGCGCATGACGGCGAACTTCATGTCGTTCACCGCCTCCAGCGCACCGCGCACCTCGGCTTGACGCTCCTGCGGAATCTTCGGCCCCGGCTCGAGACGGCTCCACTTCTTCTGCGGCGGGAACACGTTCGCCTGCACGCGGTTGGCGAAGCGATCGAGCGATGAGATCGCCGTCGAATCGAAGACGCGCTTCATCTTGGAATCGCCCTGCGATACACCGTGCTCGGCGCCTCCGAATAGATTCCGCTGCGGCGCTGCGAACTCGTAGCACAGGCTGTATACCGACTCCCACTGACGCCACTTCGCGTCAGCCGCCTCGTAGCGTTGCTTTATTTCCTTCGGCGATGGCGCGCGAGATTTATCGGATTTAGCCATGTCCGAAAATTCTCTTCAATGACGGGACTCTGAACCCACCGCTCAGGTATCGTTTGATGGCTTCGTTTCCGTGTTTGCGTCGCGCTCGGTATTGGACGAACGTCTCGCCCGGTAACCGCTGTGGTCGAATGTCTATCATCAGCTCGGCCCCAACGTGTTCTGCAATCCGGTCTCAGGATTCAAGCGTGTCTCCGAGAGCAGCCCGCGGAATCCGCCGCCACGCGTGGCCGCACGCTGTCGCGCCATCTGCTCAGACGCGAGCCGCGCGCGCTCGTCACTCGCCTGCGTCTCCTGCTTCGCGAGTATCGCCTCCTGAGCGCTCGTGTCGGGCGCCTTCGGCGCCTTGTTCGTCTTCGCCGAAACTATCGCCGCCGCAAACAGTGCCGCTGCTGACCAGCCCATCACGTATCTCCCCGCTCGCGCCGATACTGCGGCGCCTTCATGTCGATAATCAGGTGCCAGCGTTCTTCGTCTCCGTAGTTCGTGCAGGTATGCGGCTGCTTGTGGTTGAACCACCACGCCTCGCCCGGCAGCATCGTAACGTATTCGTCCACACCATCAGCGCGCTGCACGCGCAGGACATCGCCAACACGATTAAGCGCTACGTGAAACCGCTCGAAGGTGTCGGCGTAGAGCCCTTCGTCCGCGTGCTCGTCGATCCTGCCACCGGGCTTCAGTGACGCGACAATGACGCGCCCGACCTCGGGATCTGGGTCTGGCAGCATATGGCGGATCGCAACGACGATCGACACCCATTCTCTCAGGAGGTCTAGTCCGCGCGGGTATGCGACCGCCACGACGTCGGTGAACGCGCTCTCGATGTCGCGCCCTGGGCACCAGCGCAGGAATATCGCCTTCGTATCGTGGTGCGCACTCCCCGGATAATCCTGACGGTCGGTGATCTCGTTCCACCACCAGGGATTCGCGCGAATCTTTTCGGCCAGCGGCTCGACCGGCAGCCCGCTTGCCACGCGCAGCAGGTTCGTCCTCATGCCGCTTTCTCGCGAGCGATCACTTGCAGGCGCCGAATCAGAATCTTCTCGACCCACTCGTAACCCATGCGCTCGAGCATCGGAGAGAAGTCGTGCGCGACCTTCACGTGCTGCGTCACCGTCTCCACACCA